ATCTTCTCGCTGGAAAATCAACATGGTCTCCTTGATTATAACATTTAAATTGTTTGTTTACTTCAAATTCTACTATACAATTTAATATATGCATATAATCATCTGGAAGTTCTACTTCATATACAAATTTATTTTTATTCGCAACTCTTCCTGTTATTCGTTTATTTACTCCAGTAACTGGTAATTCGCATGTTGCTTTTAATACACGTAAATCATCAGAACTTTGCTGATTTATATCGTATCGATTATATACTTTGTTTATATATTGTTGGACAGCCTTATTAATAAAATAATTATAGTCTTCTAGTAAAAGACTTGGGGCTTCAACCTTATTCATTTCAATTAAAGCGTATTCGTATAAAGAACGTTCTGTCATATTCAATTATTTTATTGTTAAACATTATAGACTGTCTTAGTAATTGTCTATTTTAAATTTATAGATTTAGATTTTATTATTTCGTTCCCTTCTTTCCTTTAGTTGTTGGATTTACTTCTGGTTCTTCTACTATATTTTCGGTTTGCGAATCTAATTGTGTAGCAAATTCAGGATATACATGACGTTTTAGAGCATTAAGAACAAGTTTATTCATTGGAGTTTTTAGATACATAATTATAGCTTCATCAGTAGCTCCTAAATTAGTATCTCCATACATAAACCATCCATTTACTTTTCTAATAATGTTTTTCTCTTTAGCATCAAGTAATAGCAACTGAAGGCCAGAATCCTGTCCAGTATATAAATCAATAATTCTATCTGGAGATTTATCTGCAGTTTCAAGTAAAAATGCTTGAGCATCAGCTAGTGGTGCATTACGCATATTTCTTCCAAGAAGTCTACATTTTGTAAGAATTCCATTAGGTGAATCATTATAAATAAACTGTTCAGCTTCTCAAATCTTCTTTCTACGATTAATCATTCTTTCAGAATCCTCTCCTGCAACATCAACATAAATTTCAGCAATACCATAGCGTTTCTTATCTCCATCGATAAGTAAAACTCCATTAGCATCTCTAGCATCACGCATTGGAACTATTAAATCACTATCTTTAATTGCTTCTCATTTATTAAAATCAAGAGGATCTGACAAATTAAAAGTAGTACCTTCAGTAACTACTATGTCCATATCTTCTGGAATGAAATATTTAGCATCTGGGCTATTTCTTTCTTCTTCAGATAGAACCATGTGTGTTGTACCATCAGCATCAGCACGAACTTCTTTCACGAAAGGTTTTCTAAGGCCATTCTTATCAGGAAGGGGTGTGAAATGATACTCCTTCAACTTATAAGGTGTACGAAGTGTTATAATTTTATTTTCCATATTAGTCCATATATATTTAAAAATCTAAATCTATAAAAAACTCCCTCCCTTTCGAGAGGGAGTTACTTATCTATCGTAATTATTCTATTAGAACCAAGGGTTCTGTTGTTTGTTGCTCATAAGAACAACAGACTTGTAAGGATTGAAGCAAGCAGCACCAGCATAACCATGAGCAACAAGTTTAGTTGCAGCAACACGGCTAGATACTACACCAGAATCAAGACCAGATTCACCACCGACTCCTAAGATCTTATTCTGAATGAATTCACCATTCTTAAAGGTGAACTGTGCAAAAGCAGGTTTACCAGTCTTGGTGTCAGGAGTTAAATCAACCATAATAGCATATTTGCGATCAGGGAATTCGATATCAAGAGAGGCATCAAGTTTAAAGCCAATCGTATTTCCACCATAGACATAAGTATCATAAGTAGCACCAGCGCTAACATAACCATTAGAAGCTTTACTCCAGAGGAAATCACCATCAGTATGACGATCTTTGAGGAATACATCGATTACGCGCTGTACATCATTTCACATGAGTGTGTTGCAGATCATACCATACTTATTACCTAATTTCTTCTCAGACTTAAGAACAAGAGCATTCAGAGCTTTCTGTAAGTAAGCAACAGTAAGTTTAGAGAAGATGAATTTAGTAGCGAATCTTTCAACTTGAGGAATAATACCTTCAGATGTAATAATAGGACGGCCAGTTTCATTATCATAGATAGTAGGTCTGCCATCTTTATCCATATTGCTCTTACCCCAAGCAAGTTTACCTTCACGAACCTGTAAGAAGTTCTCTACAAGAACTTGCTGACATTTAGGAAGTCTGTAAACTGGATCATCGTCCTTACCTTTACCAATCTGAATAAAGACTTCTTCCATAGGTTTGTACATAGAGGAATAGTCAATATCGCAACGGTGGGTAGAAATATAACCTCTAAATTTTTCAGTATTCATTACGTTAGCTGCATATTACTATGCAGATCAGACCATATCTTTAACTTTTCTATATGTATTTAAATATGAAATTGTGACAATGTTTTTGTTGACCTTTTAAAACACGCCTGACTCCAGTTCCAAATTTGTCTTGCGCAGAAGTTATACTATCGTATTCTTCTAATAGATTTCCAGTCATATCAAATCTTCCAATTCGTTTTTTAATATTTCTTTTATTAATTACTGAAGGAAGTTTTTCAACTTTTTCTAAAGACAATTGATATTGTTTATAAGGCCTGTTTTCTCGCATTGCGTTTGTTACAGCATTTATAAATTTAGCATTTAAAAATTCACAAATTTCTTTAGAACCGTTTAATTCTGTAACAAAATCCCCGTTTAATGTATATACATATACCGGTTTATTTTTTATAGATAATTTTTCTTTTCCGGTATAGTTTTCTAAAAGCTCTTTAGAATAATAATACCCTTCTGCAATATATCCACCTTTTACAGCACGTTGAATCTGTTGTATTAAAACTCCATTTATTTTTGCTGCAGCAGGCATACTATTATAACTATCTAAATACTTTCCAGTAGTACCATCATATTTATATATTGGCGTACCACCAATATAATTTACATAATCTTCAACATTTATTTTATTTTCAAGACTCCAAAAATAATTTTGATATCCGATTTTATTATGAACGGCGTGTATAACAGCAGTATGTGATGTATAAAAGAAATCTGCAACATCTTGCATACAATCTCATTCTCCAATCAATTCCCCACTTAACGTGAATTGATACACTGTTCTTAACATTCTTCCGCCTTCTCCTCCAACTCTTACGTTATAATTATCATCTCTTTTTATAAACTCAGGAGTTACTATTTCTTCTTCTAGTTTATAAGCGTCTTTTCCATTATCGAATATCTTTACAATCGTGCGTTTAAAATTTCTTGGACCGTATTTTGCTACGGCACAATGGAATGGAGTTTGACGTCTATTATATGATGATGGAGCAGTAACTACAACTCCACAGCCAATGTATCCGTCGAATATATCTGGATTTTTAGTCTTGTGTACACCATAATATGTTTTATTATTTATGATGTTAATTGTACAGTAAACGATTCATTTCATATTTATACTTTTTAAAGTTAGTTTCCATTTCGATTAATGTCTACTCCCTTTCGGGATGGTCGTTGAGCCTTCTCCGGGTGCTCCATAAAAATGTTTGCACAATCCCAGAGCTTGGTTGCTGATTGTCCTAAATTTAGGAGTTCCCAGCAGTTAGAAAACTGATCGATAGCCCTTTCAAGCTAAAGGAGCAATAATTTACTCGTATACTTAGTGTATCCTTCTTCGTGCATCTCCAGTTATAACCTTATATGTTACCATATAAGCCGGACTATATCATTGACTTAATTTCTATTTACCGTTATTAAGCCACCTTCTGTTTCCACGTTGATTTACGTGTACTCTACTTTGTTATTCACATAAATATTTCTTTTATGTTATCATTTCGATAGTCTCTGAACCTTTCTCAAAATGAGACTTGGCTGCTGATTGTCCTATACGGATACACTATAGGAGTTTCCAGCAATTAAGAAGGTATTTATAACCTAAAATCACTTTTAGGCTGCCCAAGATGTTTAGGCATATAGTTAGTAACAAATCTCGTAAGTTTACCTGCGCAATTATCTAAGAAGTATTTAGGAAGCTGTGCAGAATAATCTTCATCAACGAGTTTGCCAACTACAAGGAAACAATTATCAGCAATGCGCTGAGGACGATTCATTACAATTACATACTGACGAGTCTCTTCAATTACGAATGTATCAAACTTCTGATAGTAATTCTCAGGGAATCTGAAAAGAATATCGGAAGCGTTGCATCCATCACCTTCGATGGCCATAATAGGAACCCTCTTAATACGATTTACTTCGAGTTCCCACTCAAACATAAATTCATTAAGACGTTGTCAATTAGTTTTTGAAGCCTTTTCATTAGTGTAAACATTCATTAAAGATTCAGTAAGATGAGTAATCGTATACTGATCGTATAAAGTTGCTACGAGACCAATTCTCGCAGGTCTAACTGATTCGTTATATTCTAGTCATTTAAACTAGACTTCATACAGTTTACCATCCTGTATGTCCAGACTATATCATCATCCTTCCCTTGGTGATGTCATGCGCTCTTGCGTATATATATTCTAAGATCCCACCTTAGTTTCAATACGTAGTCGTTGAAGCTTCTTTAGTTGTTAACCTAAAGCTTGCCTGCTGATTCCCCAGTTTCGCCAATTTAAAGTATTTTATATATGAGTCGGAGGGGTTCCAGCAGTTCACATGATTTTATTTGGGCGTTAGATCCACCCAAAAATTTTGAGAAGTCCTCGTAGGTTCGAGTATTATGCATCTCAGGGCGTGTGGTTGTAAAACCAGAAATTCTCATATATAAAATCAATTTTAAAAGTTAAACATTAACTAAGCTCATAAATCCGAAACAGATGATGCTGTACGTTTTTTAGGCTTAGATTCACTCACGATAACACTATTGTCATCGTCATTTTTCCTATATTTTTCAAGCTCTTTATTCGCCTTAGCTAATTGTTTTCTAGTATCAGCAAGTTCTTTCTTTCAATACTGTGTAATACCAGTTATTGTATTTCTACCTTGCGTTCTAAGTCAAGCTAATTCAATTAAAGCAGCTGGATCTGATAAATCTTTATCAAATTTTGTTTGTCCGTCTTTATCTGGAGTAAGAAGATAATCTAGCATTATCTGCTTATCACTATCCTCAATCTCAAGTGAATCACTTTGCGGATCATATTCATCCAACGCAATCTCATTAAATTTATTTAAAGAATCTAAAAGTGTATTTTGCAAAGCTTCATATTGCTGCTGTTCTATTTGCTTTGCTTCTTCTATCTGTCTATCTTCTTCAGCTTTATAAAATTGTCTAAGTGAATCTACTTCTTTCTTAAATAAGTCTTCGTTTAATTTTGCTGATTCGAGTTTTGAATTAAGTTCTTCTTCTGAAAATTCAGGAAATTTAACGGCTAAATCAGCAAGATATAATTCGTCATCAGAATAATCGTCAATACTATAACTTTTTTGAGGTACAGCATTAGGATTCTGATTTAAATATTCTTCTATTGCTTTATTTTGATATTGTTCTACAATGGCTCTTAAATCACCACCATTTTGTCTAACAAAATCAATAACTTGTTTTTCATAATCAGTATATCCAGTGGAACCCAGTTCTTTTAGTATAGTTAATTGTTCTTCTTTAGAAAGAGTACTAAAATTAACTTCATCTATTCCACCTTCATCATTTTCAAATTGAATCTTTGTAGGATCTGATATTCCGTATGATTTTAGATAACTAGTAACTAAATCATCATCTACAATAGATTCTTCATTTGAATTATTATTATTTTCTTCTTCACTAGATTCCGTATCACTAGGTTGATCTGGAAGAATTGGAATATCTTCAACCTGTTCTTCTTCAATTTGTTCTTCTTGAGACTCTATTGGGTCTTCCAGAAGAGATTCGTAATAATCATTTTTAATTTCCATATTCATTA